CTTTCGCCGATTCAGCGTGGATGGATTGCCGACCTCAATGACCAGGGCTACCAGGCTGAGTGCTGCTACGGCTGGGACGAGGCACGCGAGGTCATCGAAGCGTATCTGGCTGGCGCTGCATGGCCTGCACGCGAGGACGCAGCATGAAGCCCGCAAAGCTTGCGGAGGATGCCCGCATCAAGATCGACGCCGCCGGCGACTTGGCCGGCGCCGCGGACTGGGTACCAGTGATGGAAGCCGACGAGCTGACGCAGCTGGCCGACAGAGTCGAAACGGTGGCAGGCGGACTTGTGAGCGCGACATCGCGTCTACGCCGCCTGGCGAAGCTCAAGAAGAAGGACGGCGCAAAGGCCGTCGACCACATCAAGAAGTAACAGGGGACCCCCATGCACATCGGCAAGCGCCTCGCACGTCTCAATCCCGCCAACTGCCGATTTGACATCGGTTCCGGAGGCATTCCCGAATTCACCACCACGGACATTGCCGCTGCTCTGGCATACGTCACGGACGGCATCGGCCGCGAGCTTCTCTGCAGGGTGTGGTGGCCTGACGGCGCGCGCCTGGCGGCAAATGGTCTGCGCGATGCCGTTGACCAGGTGATGCGCAAGGAATGGGCTCGCCGTGAGACCGTGATGCTCGACGGGCTGCTCGCTGTCGCATCAGGTGGGAGTAGGGGCCACACCGCCTTCGCTGATGGCCACGCACAGCGCTGGCCGCGCATGGTAATCCGCACGCGTGGTATCGCCGGACTCGCCGGAAGCTACGCGAAGGTCCGCGAGGCCGTCCTGATCGAGATCAGCAGCGCTGGTCTATGCCCGCAATGCGCGGGCCGCATGAGCGCACTGAACGACGTCGGCGTCATCGTGTCATGCCCCACGTGCGACGGCACCGGCCACCATCGCCTGAGCGATCGCGAGAGGGCAGAATCGTGCGGTTTGTCGTCCACGACATTCCGCGAAGGCTGGTCATCGGTGTACGACTGGACCTTCCAGATGTGCATGGACGAGATCCAGCGTGCGGAGCGGCAATTTAATAATTCACTGGGAGGGTGATGACCTCCCAATATCTGAGTACTCTCGCGCCTAGTGAGAGTCACCTTCGAAGCCCGGCCAAGTGCCGGGCTTTCGTTTTGCGGGTCTAGTTCAACGGGCAGAGTGCGATCCTTCCAAGGTCGGAGGTGCCGGTTCGAATCCGGAGACTCGCTCCAGTTCCAACCCGATCAGGCCAGCTGCATACACCATCACGCCCCGGCGCGAGGCCGCTGCGGTGTTGTCGATTACACGCTCCTCCCCTGGCGCTCGCTGGCAACCAGTCCGGCATCGACCCGTTGAGCCTGATCGCCCTTTACAACGCGCCGCAGTCCTTCTGAGACGGGCGCATTTCATCGGAGTATCCGTGGACGCCAAGACTTTCTCGTTGGCGGCCGGGGTATCGCTGCCGCGAGCCACGCAGCTCATCGCACCGATAAGCGCCGCCATGGCTGAGTTCTTTATCGACTCGCCGTCGCGCCAAGCGGCATTCATCGCTCAATGCGGCCACGAGTCCCTCGGATTCTCGCTTACGCGGGAAATATGGGGTCCGACGGCCGCGCAGATCGGCTACGAGGGGCGCGCTGACCTGGGCAATCTGCAGCGTGGCGATGGCTCGACGTACCGTGGCCGGGGGTTCATCCAGCTGACGGGTCGCTCGAACTACCTGCGCGCCGGCCAGGCGCTTGGCCTAGACCTGATCGCGAACCCTCAGCTGCTTGAGGCTGACCTACTCGCCGCTCGGGTCTCGGGGTTGTTCTGGAACTGGATGGATCTGAACGCGCTGGCAGATGCCGGCGACTTCCTCGGCATCTCGGTGCGGATCAATGGAAGGAACAAGAAGACCGGCCTGCCCAATGGGTGGGACGACCGCCAAGCGCGCTGGGCGAAAGCAAAGACCGCGCTTGCGGCATAACTACGGACACGCACATGGCTGAACCACTTAGCGCGGCGATCGGGGTCAAGCTCTCGACCATGGTTGCTGGCTTTGCCGGCGGCGTCGTCAGCCTGGCTTTCCTCCAGGGATTGACCCGCAAGCAGGCCCTGCTTGCCGTGCTCGTGGGCTGTCTCACCGCGGTTTACCTTACGCCGGTGGCCGTTTACAAATTCGGCGTTGGGCCCGAGCTCGAGAACGGGACAGCATTCGTCCTGGGCCTTTGCGCCATGAACCTGATCCCGCTGATTAAGAAGGCCCTGGCCGTACGTGCCGAGCGCCTCGCTGACGGCGACGACCAGAAGAAGGGCACGCCATGACCATGAGCAGCTCAGTCGACGCTGCGATCCTCGCAGTCATTCTCGCGCTCGCGTTCGAATCACTTCGGCGCGTGACGTTCTATCACCAGCCGCTACAGACGGTGGTCTTCATCCTCTTGTGCGTGGGCTCCTTCGGCAAGCTCGCGAACAGCTTGGAAGGCGCACCGACGCCCTGGTGGGCCCTCGCGATGCACGCGGGCTTCATGATTTATGCGGTCCGCCAGTTCGGCGCTGCCGCCTGGAGTTGGCCACATGGCAAGTCTTCTCGCAGCCCTTTTCGAAGCGATCCTGACCTGGTGGGGCAAGCGCAAGGTCGTCAGCGACCGCGAGCGGGCGACTGATGCCCAGGCGCACGCGTCTGTAGACGGTGCCGCCATCGACCACACGACCGAGGTAAATCTCGAGAGAGCGAAAGAAACAGCACGGCTGACGTGGATGCTATACGCGTGTCTGCTGGGCGTCCTGACGGCGTGCGCGAGCAGCGGTCGATCGTCAACGCCGCGATCGATCGAGCCAATTCCGGCGGTGACGTGTGATGAGCACGCTCCTGTCGAACCTCTGCCTCCGTATCCGGAGCCGGATGAGCGGCTCACTCACCCCGTCGCCACCATTGCCGACGCTCTCGTCGTCATCGCCGGCTATGGCGCCGACAGTGCCAATCAACAGGCCTGGGCCGCAGCCGCTGCCGGCGTCGCCGAGCGCGAGCGAGCCAAGCGTGTCCGTACTGCCAAGTGCCTCGACGCCTATCGGGCTCGCGGCGTCATCCTCTGAGGACCTATCCATGAATTTCGCAGCCATCCTTACCGCCATCTCCACGCTATCTTCGCTTCTGCCGACTATCGAAAGCCTGGTCAAGCAGGCTGAGACCATCATCGGCTCCGGGAATGGCTCGACCAAGCTCACCTATGTCGAGTCGGCCGTGAACGCCTTCCTTGCGAAGGCCGTCGCCGACGCGGAGGTGCTGGCCAACCTCCAGACTCTGCTTGCTCCGACGATCACAGCGATCGTTGCGGCGTTCAACCTCAAGGGTCTGTTCGCCAAATCGGCAGCACCGGCGCCCGTCCCAGCAGCCTGACCCGCCATGTGAGTAGGTGCGATGCCGGTCGAGATCTCATTACGATCGAACCTCAAGCAGGTGAGCAAGCAACTGTCGGCCTTGGCCTACAAGCAGCTCGACTTTGCGGCATCGCAAGCCATCAACGACCTTGCCAAGCAGGTCGCGGTCGCTGAGAAGGAAAACATAAAGGCGACGTTCGAGAAGCCAAAGCCGTTCACCGTGAATGCGGTGGGAGTGAAGGGATCGAACAAGCGCAATCTGACGGCGGTCGTTTTCGTCAGGCCGATCGCAGCCAAGTACCTCGCACCATATGAAGAGGGCGGGTCGCACAAGCTGCCTGGACGCGCGTTGCTCAACCCGAAGAACATTAGGCTTGACCAATACGGCCAGCTCACACGAGCAACGCTAGCCAGGCTCAAGGCGCGGCCTGACGTGTTCATCGGTCCGGTCAACACGAAGCATGGGATCGTCAACGGCGTATGGCAGCGCGTGAAAGCCCGACGCGGCCAGCGCGCTGGGCTCAAGCTGCTGATCCGCTTCGGTGATGCGCTGCCTGTGAAGAAGCGGTTGGGCTACGGCACGAAGGCGCGGCAGGTCATCGACCGCGGGTGGAACGCCGCGTTCGAGCGCGCGATGGCCCGCGCCATCGCGACCGCCCGGTGACCCGGCCCGGAGGGCCGAACCTGAACAGAAAATGGGTCCCTCCTGGGCCTTCCTACAGCGTGGGCATTGCGCGCCGCGATGATTCGCTAGCTATGAAACTTTGAAATTTGGGTAACGCATGAACGTCGTCAGCCAGGCCGAATATGCCCGGATGCACGGCGTCAGCAAGAAGACTGTTACCAGCTGGAAGGCCCGCGAATGGCTGGTTCTAGCCGATGGGGGCGTCGACGTAAAAGCGTCGAACGCACTGCTGAAAAAGTATCGTCGCGAAGGGTTACCCGGTAACGCTGAGGGTAACGCTCCGGAGCAGGTAACGATTGGGCGGAGGGTAACGCCTGAGCGGAAGACAGGCGAGACGCCGGCACAAGCCGCCGAGCGAATCGTACTGAGCGTCGCGCCGTATTCGCGCGAGGAAGCGATCCGAATCAAGGAGAACTACCTCGCTTTGCTCAACCAGCTGGACTACGACCAAAAGTCCGGTGCGGTGGTGGCGGTGGCCGAGGTGGCCAGCGTGGTTGGAGCCAGTTACGCCCGCGTCCGCACGCGCCTTCTGGCCATTCCGGCTGAGCAGGCTCCGAAGCTGCACCGGCTCAGGACCGTCAACGAGGTACAGGACGCGCTGCTGGAGATCATCACCAAGGCGCTTGAGGAACTGACGCGTGGAACTACAGGCGTCGGAGGTTAGGCGTTACGAGCATGGCTATCAGGCGCTGCAACGGGCCCTGGACGATGCGCTGAAGTCCAACCTTCAGCCGCCCCCGAAGTTAACGCTAAGTCAGTGGGCTGAGAAGTACGCGGTTCTGTCGCGTGAGACCAGCGCGCAGACGGGCAAGTTCGAGGCCTTCGCCTATCAGCGAGGGATCATGGACGCCTTCACCGATTCGTCGGTGACCTGGGTCAGTGTGATGAAGTCGGCTCGCGTCGGCTACACAAAGATTCTCGATCACGTCATCGGGTATTACCTGCATCAGGACCCATCGCCGATTATGGTGGTGCAGCCGCGCGTCGAGGATGCGGAGGACTACAGCAAGACCGAAATCGCGCCGATGCTTCGGGACACCCCGGTGCTCGCCGCAATCGCGGGCAGTCCGAAGGCGAAAGACAGCAACCAGACCATCCTCAAGAAGACGCTCACCAACGGCGCGAGTTTGCAGCTGGTAGGCGCGAACTCGCCGGCAGGTTTCCGCCGGATAACCGTGCGGGTTGCACTCTTAGATGAGGTCGACGGTAATCCCGTCAACGGTGCTGGCAACGAAGGCGACCAGATCGCCCTTGGCGCTAAGCGAACCGAGACGT